TGCCCACTCTTCTTCTGTCATATCTTTATCCTCTAATAACTATTTAAAATATCCTTTGACTCTTTCCAAACATCAGGAGCGTCCAATGTTGTTACTTTATCACCACCGATATAATCACCAATGAACTCACCACCTTTCATTCCATCTGGCTTTGAGTGTGACTCAGTATCTTTTTCTTAGCATCTTCAAATCCATAACCTAATATATAGGTATCGCCACATTCGTCTTCAACATAACGCTTAAACTCTTGCTGTTCTTCGCTCCAAGGAGAGTCTTTAGGCTTGCATCTCTTCATCTCTACCCAAAGGTGTAGGTGTGGGATTGAAAGGTCACTGATGCCCTTATGAAGCCCCAGAAGAACCTGCTCTGCTTTTTCACTTTGCTGTCGAAAGCCATCATTTCTGTGCATTGCGATTACTTTATTAGGGTAAGTTACGCGAAACCATGCAACCAATTCTTTTTGTTCCGATGATTCCAGTGGAATATTCTTCTCTTCCTTGATTTTCGCCTCATGCTGACGAGCTTTCATATCTTCCCTTTCTAGGTATTTATCCCTGTCATTAACATCAGTAAAAAAGGCAAGCTTTATAATATTGTTTCTCTCTCTTATCTTAATCTTTTGACGCTTTAAACTTACATCTAATTCTTTTCTGAATACATCGTCATTTATTGTTGTTGACATCTTTAGCCTCGTTTTTTATTAGTGAAATATTCTAGCAAATAATCCCATTTATTAGTTTCTTCAAGCAAACAGTCTTCTAGTGTCTCCTCATCCAGTCCAAACTGCTCTAATGCCACCCTGAACACCTCTGGGTGCATGTGGTAGCCACGTAACTCATCATCTTCATCATTGAGTTGGCTTTCTTCTATTTGCTTCTTGTGCTCACCGGCAAGCGTTGCAAGAATATCCATCATGAGTTGTTGTTGTTGTTGTTGTTGTTGTTGTTTAAGTTAAAAATCTAACTTACCGATATTTTACTTATAATTATTTTTATAGTAGGCTCACAAACACATCAAATGCATTGTCTAAGTTCTTATGCTCAGCTTTTGATAATGCCGCATATAACTTCTTTAGTCTACCGCTACTACTATCACGCTTAGCCTTAAAGTATAATTTAGTAGGCTTACCATTGCTGTGCATGATACCTGCAATAGTAACTGATTCTTTTAGTTTTACCAGATTCTCATGGCTCAAACTGCGTAGGTATTCCTGTATATTTTTATCGCTCATGTTTTAATCCTCAAATGTCAGACTTTTAATCTCTTTATACTTTGAATTGCCCTTCTGATCGCCTATCTTGACTGCAATTATCTTTTTGAAAAACGCATCATAATGACCGGTCAACAAAGGCACAATGTTCTCTACACTAACACCCACGCTTCCCAGTTTGTAATAATCCTGCTGGTTCTTAAATAGAGACCGAAGAAACCGCTTTGACATGTCTCTTGCTTTACCTTTGTGGTTCAGACATAGATAATGCTCGTGAATGGGTGATAGGGCTGGCGTGTACATCCGCATCTTTATCATCGGTGTGCCTGCGTTACTACCTGATCTTGATTTGACTATCTCAAAGTCAGTTTCAGCTACTTCAAAATTTAAGATTGAGTCATCTATTTTATCTGACAGTAACTGTGCTTTACTACGCATCTGATATGAGCCATCCTCACTCAAATTCAGGAATTTCGCACCACAAGTAGAGCAGTATTTTGCGCTCAGTAGGTTGGGTGTATTGCAGGCGTTACCCGATAAATGGACATACTCTTCTTTATCAGTATGAGTTGCATCAAGTATTATCTCACACAGCTTCTTGGGAGCATCACCGCGTTTCTTTTTTGGCTTTGGTGGGTTGATATTATCAATAGCTCCATGCCTATCAATATTACCACCATAACAAATACAATAGCTCTTTACTTTGTCATCATGCGCTCTAAGACAACGACCAATGCTTTGACAGTAGATCACAAGGCTTTTTGTTGCTCTAAAGAATACGACAGCTTCAAGACTGGGTTGGTTATATCCAGTAATGAGTAAATTAACATTAACAACATATCTATTTCCTTCACTGTTCTTTAGCCATTCTAATGTTGCTTTACGCTCTGAATTTGATACACCTCCGTGCAGTATCCTTATTTCATCACTCTCGCCCCACTCATCAATGACATGCTGAGCATTCTTTATATTAGAGGTATAGATGACTGCTGTACTAATACCATAATGCTTGAACTTCTTTTTCATATCAGCAACAGCAGGTGTTAATATCGCATCAAACTTAACAGACATTAACTCAGTGTTGTAGTCACTGCCTGCTATTGGCACACTTGACATGTCCGCTTGTATGTCACCACTGATATTTTCAATGTGTGATAGATATCCTTGCGACATCAATTCTCTGATGTTTGATGTGTATGCACACCCTGTAAAGAAAGCTTTACCATCAACACAGTCATTCTCTAAAGCACCTGAATTGGCACGGTAGGGAGAGCCAGATAATCCCATTACTATCATTTTGGGATTAAGTCGATAGAGGCTCTTTAGTATCTTTCTAATGCTAGTATCTTCGTTGTGAGACAGGATATGGCAATTACCTATCACAATAGGCTTACCGTTCCTTCTGACAACTATATTTCCTGACGGCACTGTTACACAATAAACCTTGCCATCATAATGACGACTTGTTTTACTGATAGCTTGAGCACTTACCTTGTTTTTTCCTTTAGTTATGAAAAGCCTATGTATATCATTAAAGTTTTCAGACCTATTATCAACTTGAATAGTTTTATTGGTTTTATATCCTGATAATATACAAACAGACTGATAAAAATCAACAGCTATTTCATCAGTATTAGAAAAGTAATATTGACCCGATTTCTTATTTATATAACCATCCCACTTCACCATGTACTCTATTATTTCTCTACTTTTTGATAGAGATAACTGACTTATATCAAAGAAACTTGCAATGTCCTTGCTTGCATAATCTATGTCAAATACATGAAAAACACGCTTTTGTTTAGTATTTTTATTTATTGGTTTTGATGGCTTTGTCTCTGAAAACCTAAAACCACCAGATTCCATCAAACTCAAGAAGTCATCTATTTTTCTTTGTTTTGAGAAAGAAAAGCTTATCCTGTGAATAGTTCTTGTATCATGAATATCTATATTCCCATCGGCTTGAGTAGCAATCATTAACTTTTCTTTATCACTCAAAAAATCATCATTTCCTGAGCACTCACCAGCAACATGAATATTTTTTAAATGATTGAAACAAGCATCTTTAGCTAATTCTTTTCTGTCACCGTCTTTATAGTTAAGCAGCAGTTCATGGCGAGGAGTGACATCAATATCAATATATTTTTCACTCTTTAGGTTTATTATTTCACCTGAATAAGGTTTTTCAATGTGTCGTATAGGCTCTACAAAGGATATCTCTCCATTATCATATTGGGCAACTCGTAAAGATTTATCTAAAGAATCAAATCGCTGGAACCCTTTCTCAGTTAATATTTCAACATCACCAGTCATGCACTCATCAACAAGCACAACCCCAAAACCACCACTGGTTGATCGCTTGTTTAACATACTTCCAAAGGTACAGATAACCGCTTGTCGTGACTGCTGCGACTTATTCAGTCCTGCACATAGAATACCTAGCTTACTTTTTAAGTTATCATCAATATGGTAATATGTTTCCTCAAAATTCTGAGCGCAAAGCTCTTTTGACGGTGTAATCTGTAGAACACGTATCCCTTTTCGCATTGCAAGATTAGTGATCTCTGCCATGACTAGTGATTTACCAAAGCCAACAGTGCAGTCAGCATAAGGTATCTCACCACGAGACACTGAGTCACGTAACGCATCAACACATTTCTGTTGATGCGATCTTAATATTTTTCTTTTCATACGCAAAACCCTTCGCGCTTTCTCTTTACTATAATCCCTTCAACAAATTTAAGGTTAACTTTTCTGCCAAGTTCAATAACAATCTCTTCAGCCGTTAATAAATTTGAGTCTATCAAATAATTAAGTCGATTGTTTTTTGCAATCGCTATGTATTGTTTCGCGCTCATTCTTTGATTAGTCATTTTTATTATATTTTTATTAGTTATTAGTTATTGACTATCTCTTCTCATAAATCATAAAACGGTAGCAAAAATTCACGCTGCTATCATTATTAATATCTTCGCGAGCCACCACTTGCCACTGCTCTTGGTTAATTTCTGGAAACCAGGTGTCGCCAGAAAATTCCTGTTGAATTTCAGTAATGTAAAGCCTGTCTGCATACGCTAAAGTTGCCTTATATAATGTAGCTCCCCCAATGACAAATACTTCCTCCATGTCAGCGTAGCTTGTTAACGCACTATCCAAATCATTAAATACTAGGCAGCCTGGTTGTTGATAATGGGGATTGCGACTGATAATAATATTTTGTCGATTGGATAATGGGAATCCAATCGATTCAAAAGTTTTTCTGCCCATGATAATGGGCTTCCCCATAGTAATTTTCTTAAATTTCTTCAGGTCAGCGGATAAGTGCCAAGGCATTTTATTGTTAATGCCAATGGTACGATTGGATGCCATACAGGCAATAATGGATAGTTTAGTCATGATAGTCTAGTCGTTATAATCTACACCTTTTTTTATGCTTATACTCTCTGTAGCTTTTGTTGGTTGTTGGTGTGTCTCTCTTGAAGGCTTCAACATAAGGGATCACTGTAATGATTAAACTTATATCATCATTACAAATAAACACAGCAGAGTTTTCAGAGATATAATAATTGACATGCTTATTTCCCTTTTCCTTTACACTAGTGGCGCAGTGGGTTTTGATAACATCCCTCTCTTTTTTTGATGCTTTCCTTGCTGTATCAAGTTCTTTACTTAGATCCAAGTAACTAAATCTTAAATTCCAGCGTTCCCATGCGTGAGTTGTTAGCCTATGATTAAATAACACGAGCTTGCCTCCAAGTAAACATTAATTTCTGCAGCTATCAAAGGGTATGCATATTTATAGAAGCAGCCTCTTGTTTTGAATTTATAGCTATCATCTGGGATGTAGTTCATTACTAATTGTACTGATGCATTTTCTATTTCATCATCGCAACTAACTGAATCACCGCACCAGCACAACACGCCAGTTCTTGGTATGTTGTCGTACCACTCAGTGGTATCTTTTATTTCCCAGAGACTAGGTATTAAAGAACCCATTTTTTCAATGCCAACTAATTCACCTGATTCATTGATGTATATTCCAGTACTGAGTGATGGCGATACCTTTGACTTTAATGTTTTGCCATCTAATAATGCGTTGAATAATTCGCTTAAAGCTTTCATTTCTTATCTCTCTTTATATTTTAAAAAATGCGCCACCTGAATGTATCTTTTTAGTGGTGACGCTATAATTGCGGCTTATCGTAGCCGCTTACGTGAGGTTTACTTACTTACTTACTTTTCTCATCTTACTGCTAAAATCTTATCGCCTCTGATTAGCTCTAACCCACACACTTCTTGTCCATCCTTAAGCATTCTAGTGATGTCAATTCGTCTAGGTTCAAAGGACTCAGGTGTATATTTGAAAAGCTCTTGCGGTAATGTTGATGCGTCAAAGTTATCAGGGACAAAAACTGTCTCTCTTCCTTTTTGGATTCCCAGCGTTGCATACTCGCCTTCAATTTTGGGGATATCAAATTCAATCATTGTCTCTTTGATGAATTCACGAAGCCTAGTGTCTGCATTAACCGCTGTCTGGTATCGCTTTTGTGCTGTGTCACGCGCTTCTTTACGTGCATTGGCGTTAAGCTTAACTTCTGCTAACACTGTACTGAGGTACTGGAGCTTCTCCTTAGCTGTGCCTTGGATCGCATTCAGTCTATCTGTTATATGTTCACTGTCATCTTCGTTAAAAAATAACGTGTCGATTAGGTTTTGCTTCTCTTCTGATAATTCTAAGATGGTACTCATGATATTATTTCCTCTTTTGTTAATTAAATATTTAGTAGGACTTTATTTTATTACGAAAGTTATTTAATGTCAATTATTTTTATTAAAAAGACTTTATCTGCTACGAGTGTAATAGATGGAATCAATGCTTTTTCGTGTCTCTTCTGTGTTGCTGACCTGCTTTATATATGTATATATATTATTATCCTTATCATCCTTAAAACTGGCTATCTCTAGCTGCTTAGGAGTAGACCATAAGTTAATAGGTGGAAATTTGAACTCTGCCCACTTCATCATCCACCATTCATTTGATTAAAATGTTTTTATCTAAATAATTAACCCATTCAGTTAAAGTGTCCAGCTCGTCTGCATCGTTAATATCCATATCAATGCCAAATTCATCTTCAATTAGCATGATCAGCTCTATTCTATCCAGTGAGTCCATTCCTATTTCTTGAAAAGATACTGTGCTGTGAATGTCACTTACAGATACTCTCACTAGACTAGCAACTATGTTGCTAACTCTTTCTTTTATACCTTCTCTTGTACTATCGTTTGTAATGACCATTCTTATCCTTATCTTTGATAATCAATATGTTCCCGAAATGATCTTCGGGAACATAGATTAAACCATTATTTTTGTTGCTATATTTAAGTGACTCCTAGAATGGTATGTCGTCACTAGCAATGTCTGCCTGTACTGGTTGAGAAACAGGTGCAACTGCAACAGGTGCGGCAGGTTGATTAGTTGCCTGCTTTACAATGGCTGCATCAGCTCCTGATGTAGACGGACGAGGACTGATCTTTTTAATCCAGTTACCCTTTCTCTCTTTTGCAGTTCCGTCATCATTCAAGGCGTCTTTCAATACACCGCTTTCATCACGATACTGAATGGGCATTGCCCATTCAGCAAATGTAGCGGATACAACACCGCCATTCAAAGCACGGTTTAAAATGCCTTGATCGATGATATTTTTACCTTCATTGGCTGCTTTGAATAGATGCCCTTTGATATTGCTATCATAAGCAAGCAACATTGCCTTAGCTTTATCAGCTTTGCTATCTTTACTGTCATTGATGTGTAACTTATGATTGCATTCGATGCCTCGATACTCTCCTTGAGCTGTAACGACTGTTGATACGACAATATGCTCATGATTACCATAGTTGTCTTCTGGTGCTATCTCAACACCAATAACAGTGACTTCTAGTGTTGTACCGTCTGGTATTATTTTCTGCACTGTTGATACCTCTACCTCTTTGGATTGAGCTAGTGCAGCACCGGTGCTGTCTGTAAATGAGAATGTCATGTTTATTCCTTTTTGTTGTTAAAGTTAAGTTAAATTTTTACTACTTTTTATGAATCTTTTAATAAATTGGCATGGCGTATTAAGCCTGTTGCTATACCACCTAAAAGCCAACAGTTGCTTTAAATATTGCCCTACTAGATTCATCAATATTATCTGAATCGATAGTGTAGGAGTCATTCACTTTAGTTTCATCGATTGACCTACACTTGGCAAAAAATCTTGATGTTGCCCTAGTATAAACCGTCACATCTGGTCTACTCCCGACCATAGGTAGTGTTGTACTTCCACTAAACCCACCACTTTTCTTTCTGGTCTTTGCAGTAGACTCAACAAAAAGGCATATATCAAGTCGTCTACGTAAAAGTTCACAAACATCCCCATTATTAGGGCTTTGTAATGCAAAGTCAGTCACTTTATAACTTTCCCCGCCCTCTGTTGTGGCATTTTTAAGTTGAGAGTGGGTAATCAATATAACATTCTTACCTTTACTTTGAAGAGCATCAATTGCCACCATCAATTTCTCCCAGTACGGCAATGCCATCGCGTACCCTGAGTGAAAAGGATAATCTATGATGCCATTCACTGGCTTAGGGTCTTTACCTCCCGTACTGGGGTTTTTCTTTAGAATATCGGCATACACCATACTTTGAAAGAATCCTAAACTGTCAATAACAACTGTCTTACATGAGTCAGGGTATTTTATGACATACCGTATCATTTCATAAACATCGTCAATGCACTTAGGCTTAACATTAAACTTTTTAGCAGGAACAAGATTAGTTCCAGACTCAAGTCCAATATACATCGGATCTTCAGCATAGCTTGCAAGAAATGTTTTACCGACACCACCTTGTCCATAGATAGCCATACAGTAGGGTGCATCAATTACTCCATCGATTACCGACAGTGAGTCTGAAAATGCGCTACTGGAGTTAGGTACACTCATTTCTTCTCTCCTACAACCTTAATATCACCACACATTTGCTCGATGGCACGTTCAATAGTAGCCGTAATGCTCATGTAATTACTGGCTGCATAAATCTTAACCAGTCGCATTGCATCTTTGGGTACAGCGACTTGCTGCGTTAGTATTTTCTTAGTCTCTTCTTTCATAGTTATCGTTTTCACTCTCTTTTTTAAGTTAGGCTATTGTAGCATGTTTATTTTTTTAATGTATTTATTTATACAATGAAATAAACAATAATAACAATAAGAATAGCAATCAGTGAAGATCTATAGGCAGCAACCTGTCTTTCAAAAACTCTACTGATACTGCTACTTAGTTGGGTATTTTGCTCTCGCTGCGCTTTAAACCTATTTCCCATACTGATATTTTCAACAACAGCCATTTTTAACTTTTTCTCAAGCATTCTAATGCTCTTTTTCTCTAGTTCCCATGCATCACTTAATCGACTTATCTCATCCTGATCTATGATGATTTTATCGTACTTCTCTTTACTGACTACTTTATATTTCATTTCTCGTTCATTAATTTGCGGTAAAAGTTTGCATATTTATCACTCCCTGCCATCAGGTAATAACGATAGCAATGCTGTAGCTATTTTAATCCTGATGCGTGACCTTCAGGGATTAAGTTATCTTTCATGTTAAAAATAAGTCCTCTTCAGATTTTTCATATTGCTCGTCTATCAGATCCATAAGCTCTTTATGTCTTAGACTAGCCCCATCATAGATAAGTTTCCTTAGTCCTCGCTTCCGATTAGCTCTAACCCACTTTTCTCTGCAACAGACAACGCAGACATTATCTAATCTTTGCCTGATTGTTTTTCCATCTACACCATGCTTATTTCGACAGTCGGTAGTAATAATTAACGTATCAGGTAATGCCATTTCATACTGTAGATACTTATAAAAAAACTTTGTGTCCTTATTTTTACTTCTATTGGCCTGTTTAGCCATGAGTCTTCCTCCTTAATATATATTGATAACAACCCCGTGTTGCCTTGCGATATGCTTCGTCTTTGCTGGGTGAGGTTGCCATGAACTTTGCTTCGTCTACGCCCTTACCTTGGCTTGCAGTGACGAGGTACTGACCACTCTTTAGTTTTGTTGTTGTGACTGTCATTTGTATAGCTCCACCCATGCTGCGTCAATTATTTCATGAACTTCATCCGTTTCAAAAGCTAATAATTCATCTTCCAGTCGTAGTGCCGCTTCACGCAGACCCTTTATAATCGCTGGGTTTGTTTGCTTATCCGCAACCTCGCGGATATGAGGTGTTTTAACACTGACATATTTAGCGAATGCTTCATTGACCTGATCGAGGTCGAATGTGCCTAAATGGACAGATTTTCCATTCTTTCTCATGCGGACTCTTAATTTAGGAATAGATCCTTTCCTTGAGAGATGACTCGAAATCAGCGTCTACTTGAATATAATATGAGTAACATATTGTTTTTAAAGTCTCTTTACCAGTATACTTTGTTTTCAATTCGTTCTGATCAAAAACCCAAGTATTCCTGTCAACATCGATACCATATTCTAATTGTAACTCCTGCCTAAAACATTGATAAACAAGTCTTTTGAAGTGCGTTGTTGTCGTGTCGATGTTAGCTGTTTTAGGTATGCATCCCTTTTCCCACTGTCTAGCATAGCGGTATATAGTCTCAAATTTTCTCATTTTATCCACCCTTTTATTTTATATTATTGAACCATCTTCAAATACAATATCACCATAGAACCACGTTCCCGCACCTGTTTCTATGGCTGCACCTGCATCAACTACAAGTCTACTTGCCCTTTTTGCGTGAGCTATAGATGTGTGATCTCGCTGAATTCTCTCTGAAATAGTTTCGTTATTATCTAATATTAGCCCTGCTATTCTTAGGCATTGCGCCCTAGCTGAGCACGGAGGGAGCGTTAATGCATATTTATGCATCTTATTTTTTGTTGAATTTTTCATATTTTTTTACTCTCTTATCATTCTATTAAATTGTGTTGTCATTGGTAACCATGATTCATAGTGAGGTGTACGTATGTATGATTCGCCCTTCAAATCATTTATTCCAAATCCCATTACTAATCTGGGCTTTTGGGAATTTTGGCTCCTGACTTCCTAGCTACTGATTTTCTTATTTTTATCTTTCATTTTATCATTCCTATATAATGTGGTAAATTCAACCTCTTTAAGGTTAGACTCATCTTAGTTTACCTAGATAGAAGTGTCAATAAAATAATGTTTTTTATTTTTACATTGATATTATCTTGTAATGCTGTATCCTAAGTTATGAATATTACTTTATATAAGGGTGTCGAAAATGATTACTAATTTTGATAGTTATGTCTATATAGATGTAGATGAAACAATAGAGGAACCAGTCATGGTAACATTTAATTATACACCAGCGCAGATGTGCGGAACAGAGAGAGGTCAAGAGGGATTTCCTGCCAGTGTAGAACTTGAGACAGTAGTGTTACTTGATCGCGCTACCGGTCTTAATGACTTTATTGATGAGCTGAGTGATTATGATAGAGATAGATTGGAAGAAATGGCTTTGGAGATGACAAAATGAATGAATTTATACGGTTTAGTAATGATACTCCCCCCCAATACTGATAGAGATGTCCTCGTGCTACTGGAGGGGAAATTTAATGGCGGTGGGGTTTTATAACGCAACTAGATATTCTTTCTATCCTATCAATTTGGAGTCATCTAGTGGTCTACGGTTTGAAGCAGATGTTATTGCGTATAGTTCATTAACTTATCAGTCAAACTACCGAAAATAATCACCTGGAATCTTGCTCTTGTTAACGCGACATATAATAACCTAGCAACTACTTTTGGGTCTTTATGTCTGGACATATCATCTAAATCAATAAAGACAGTATCAAAGGTGCTACCCTGTGCTTTATGACTGGTCACTGCGTAGTTAGGCCGTATGTCATGCATTGAATCTTGGAATTTAAAGAAAGAATACCATGCTCGGTTGCGCTCGATCCCTTTTTTCATTCTATTTGCCTTATTATATAAAGCATCCTTTGTTTTTTTGACAAAGACTAGGTCATTAGGTGTGAATAATTGATGCTGTGTGCCATTTTTTAAGTAGATAACATCAACAAGTAGCCCTTTTATATTGCTCTCAGTATGGTCTCTTGTGCTTAATATCTCAACTTCCTGTGAGTTGGGGATAATGACTTTTTTATTTTTGGAGATAGTCTCGTTTGTCACAAAAACTTCACCTGTCATGGGTACGTCACTGATTGTGCCAAGTCTATTCTTACGTACTAATTTCGAGTAGTTCCTGACAGAATGATTAGTATAGGCAATACATTTAATTTCATCAACACAGTCTTTGTCAAAAAAATGGATAATGGCATCAGTGTATTGTTTATCATTCAGTACAAAAACACCTTTATTATCAATTGCCTCTGTTTTAATGACAGGGAATGTACCGCCATCCAGTACTAACCTAACTTTTGTAGCCAGTGCGAGGATGGGGTTATCAAGCGCAGTTCTCATAACCTCTGTGAGTACTGATGTCTTAAACTGCTGATCCATGACAGGGATAGAATCATGCTCACTTCCGATGGGAGGGAGCTGGTAAGAGTCACCCACAAATAATATTTTGTTTTTGTTTTTACTGCACGTTTTTATAATTATATCCAGTAGTTTTTTTTCAATCATGCTAAATTCATCAATCACAATTAGGTCATAATTTAGTTTGGGTATTGTTCTCTGGACATATTTCTTACCTCCTGTTTCATAGCAATTATCTAGTTTTATACCTAGTAGTGCATGGATTGTTTTTGCTGAGCTATCACAGAGGTTATTAATGACAGCAACTGCTTTGTGTGTCGAGGCTGTGATGGCAAAGGAGATGCCTTTATTTTCAAGATGTTCAAGAATGACGCTGGTGAGTGTTGACTTACCTACCCCTGCTGCACCAGATAAAACATGACACTGGCGGTTAGTAAATTTATCATCAGCAAAATTAACTATTTCATCAAATGCCTTTTGCTGGCCTTCATTTAGTTCTATCATTATTATTACGCCTTCTTTGTTTGTTAATCTTGTGATTGTGTATTATACTAAGATTAATCTTTATATCAACAATAAATAACCATAAAAACGACACTATGACATTAAAAGAGATAGTTGAGAAGCTAAAAGATAGGAACTTAACAGTGGTTGCTGACCGCATTAGCATAGGTTATGTAACGATTAGGAACATCGCCAGCGGACGTAATATCAATCCTACGCTTAAAATATTAAATAAAATTTCAGACTATCTGGAGAAAAATTAAAGTGGAAAATAATAATAATATTGTAGCTAATTTGAGGGTTTCAGTATGAGTGCTAGTCTAATAGAGACAAAGGAAGAGCAGGTTGAGTTTGATTTAATGATCAAAAAGACAGCGGAGTTAAAATCGCTGTTAAATAATAAAATCATAGCAGCAGATGAAGAATCTTGGCGTAGGGTCGGTTGTTTAATCAAAGGAATGGGAGGCTCAGTGAATGGTTTGAATTCATTTATTGAATGGGCGGGGGGTAAAAATGGATGCTTTAAGGGAAAGATTGAGTTACGCAAAAATGCCAAGACTTATGAAGCTTGCGTTGGAATAGAGGGTGGCTTTGAAGCTATTAGGAATGAAATTAAGGGTAAGATTGATAAAAATGATGGCAATGTATCATTTTATCTAGAGATAAGTGAGCCTGAACGGCATAGAGAGATTCCGCTCAGTAAAATTATAAGCTTGATTAAGCATGGTGATGAAAATTTAAGAACCCAGTCTAAACATATTAAGAAAAGGGTGATTGCAGGTGCGTGTGGGGCTGAAATAAAGGAATTAAAAGCACGATTACTCCCTGTCGCTTCATTTAATGGGGTTTTTGAGCCAGGCAAGAAGATTACCAATGCCAGTTTTATAAGAAGCAGCGGGGTATTTTGTATTGATATAGATAAAATTACAGACCAAGTGGTACTTGAAGCTTCAAAAGAAGAAATTTGCAGATTTGAAAGTGTGATGGCTTGTTTTATATCACCATCAGGCACGGGTATAAAAGTACTGATGTCTGTTGATCCTGACTATATTAAAAATGATGCAGAGTTCAAACATGCATATGATCAGTTTGAGCAGTATTTTAGATTACTAGGCTATGACATTGATGAAGCTTGCAAGGATATAAGGCGAGCCTGTTATCTGACCTATGATGAGGATGTTTATTATAACCCTGCGGCTAAGCCGTTTAACCTGACAGAGTATGTGGAAAGTGAGGCAGTGACTAGTCATAGCATTAGTAATGGGGTTAGTAATGGTATTAGTAGCGGGTTTAGTACTGGTATTAGTACTGGTATTAGTAGTTATAGTAACAATGACAGGGGCAGAGATGAAGAGGCAATTAGGCTTTTTAATATCTGTGCGAGCATTTTATTAAGGGCAGTCGATGGTAGTAGACATCAATCAAGGTTAAAAGCAGGTAAGTTATTTGGCGGGTTTGTATCCAGTGGGCAGTTACCTGCGAGTGATTATGAAAAGTTGCTGCGAGTGTCTGATATTATTTGCGGCAGTGACGATGGTGGTGTGACTAATAAAGAGGAGGCTAAAGCACTGATGGATGGATATAATCAAGGACTAGGGATGCCGATTGCTAAGAAGGAGGGTGTTGGTATTGATGTTGATGTTGATGACTTTAACATTGATGACGTTCAGGACTGGGTTGCTTCTCCCTCATCTAGCATTGATTACATCATCCCCTTTCCATCTGTTGCTAGAGATATACAGCAGTTTATTCTATCAAACTCTATATATCCACAGCCTGCATTTGCTTATGCGGCTGCAATGGCTGTAGTAGGGACATGTGTTGGTAGGAACTTGAGGTATACAAACCTGAAGGGCAATATGATGTTCATTGGGATGCTAGAAAGTGGTGAAGGCAAGGATCACCCTTTCAAAATGGCAAAAAAGATCTTAAAAGCAGTGGGTCTTGAAAACAGAGTAGAAAGCAAGTGTGCTTCTGGTGCGGCTTTGTTTGAAGCATTGGAAGCTAACCCGTCACTACTGCTCCATATTGATGAGTACGGGCATTATATGGACGGTATTAATGGCAAGGGTGCGAATGTGTATGCGAAGGAGATTGTCACTATAATGACTGAGGCATACACTTCCAGTTCAGATGAGTTAGTTGGTAAAAGAACGAAGGGGGGTGAACCTATTAGGATTGAAGAACCGAATTTGTCTGTTTTTGGGATGAGTACAGAGCGGCAGATATTCGATGGATTACGTTCTAGTGATGTAGCGGATGGTTCACTTGCTCGATATATGATGTTGTTTGGTACGAGTGGGCTAAGGCATAAGCGGCTACATTATAGTCAGTTGACAGCTCCCGTGCCTGAAGGCATTATAAATTCACTGAAAAAATTAATTGAGGATAACAAATATAATGTCCTAAGTTCACGCCAGGTAGAGATATTAGATAAATTTGATGACGCTAAACATCGTCTTAATGATGATTTGCAAGACATGTACGAGAAATCCAGCTTTGACCTTAAGTTCAAGCCATTTTATCGTAGGATTGTAGTGAGAGCTACGCAAGTATCATTACTGATTGATAAGTGCCAGTCTGTTGAGGTTTTTGAATGGGCACGTGATCTAGAGCTTGCTACACTGAAGGTTTTCATTAAGAAGTTTAATCATTTAAGTGCTGATAATGAGAATGAGCGGATGTATAAGATGATCGAAAATATGATCAAGGAGTCTGGCAAGAAGGGGATACTGAAAAAGGACTTAACGAACAAGACGCGTCAGGTTCAAACTTACATGAGAAAGCAAATAATTGCTGAACTTATTGATGATGGAGCGATATTTGAAGAGAAAAAGAAGATTGGAAAGTCACCCCGTGCCAGTTCTTTTTATTACTGGAGGAAATGATTATTGTTTAGGTTAGTTGGGCAGCCAGTGGTATTGAAAAATATCACTGGCTTTTTTTTGACTAGATTTTGATTGGATTTTGAATAAATTTTGAATAAATTTTGAAATTATTGCATTTTTTACTTTTTTAACACCCCTGAAAATACACCTTTAAATAGCCTATAAGCATATGAATATAAAGATATTATCAGTGTGAAAGGGGGCAGAAAAAACTCAAATGTTGTTACACCCTTAATTAAAGGATATATGAATAATAACGAAGACATCCGTTATTTAACTATTAACCCTACCCTATACATCTATACATTTATATATTATATTATATTTTTTTTTTTTTTTTTTGTTTATATATAAAGACTTAGAGAGCATATGGTCATAAACTAAGGTGTAGTAAAACTGTATTTTCAAGTGTAAAGAGTGTTTCTGAGATTTTCGAGACTTTTGGCGTTTGTACTGATGGGGTTATTATTATTTTATTGATTTAATTATTTTTTATGTTAAGATAGCTATAAGTTAATTTTTAGTTGAATTATTAACGGGAGCGATGTTTGTTTAGGGATGTTTGTTTGGAATGTCATTAGGAGATTTAAAATGTTTGATCTAAGCGAAGTGGAAAAAGAAGTATTGCTAATGGGCAACTTGAAAAGTGCATTGGCTGATGGAGATTTGGATACACAGGAACAGGCAGTTGAGCTAGTGGATAGAAATTGGGATTTAATGTCAGAAGAAAATAAAATTATTTTCTCTGATGATTTAATAAAGCATGGACTTTCGAGGGGATCGATTTGAATGAGGTTAAAGATTTAAAGGATTTGAATGAGACTGATAAGGCATTAGTCAAAGCACTAAAAAACCAGTACCACTATGATCCTAAAACAGGTGAGTTTATTAACAATGTCCATAACCCACGTAAAGGTGTGGTTGTGGGAGTGGATGCGGGGACAATTGTGGGGCGCGGGACTGATAAGGCTAGGCGATATGTTTATTTTTGCAATAAACGGCATCCAGTAGGTAATTTGATTATCCTTTACATGACGGGCACATTACCTAAATTTATTGGCTACAAAGATGGCAATGCTTCAAACCTTAAATTTAATAATATATACCCGTCTGAAAAGCGGGTGTGTATCCAGTCTGAAAATGTAGGTGTTAGGTCACGAGTATCTGATTATGATTTGATGGTTAAAATACTTGAGTGCATGGACACAGGCAGCAAAACTAAAGAAGAACTGTACAAAGCTAACGATATACCCGCTAATCGCTTTAAAAGGCTGATAAGAGAGCTTGTCGAAGCTAATTGCATTGTCTTCTCATCGTTTCTTGAACAATACAGCTTAACGAGTAATGGACATTGCAGAGTGATAGAAGAATGTGAGGATAGAAAATTGATGCAGTTATTGAGTTTTTATAAAATAATGCCTAACTTCTCACTGCCTCTTAATCACATTTATGGAAAAGGATTGGTGATGACATGATGAGTAAAAAAGAACATAACGGGAACGAGTCTTGTGAACAAGGCGAAGTGAGGGGGGATTTGGGGAGTCACTACAGATTTACATTTCATGGGTATAACCTAGATCCCTTTGCGATAGCAAAAGTCTATGGTATGAAATCATTTGCATTAATGACGGTATTGAAAAAAGTCTTGGTGGCAGGTGAGAGGGGACATAAAGACTACTTGACAGACTTACGTGATTGCATATGTGCATTAGAGCGTGAGATTGAGATGATTAATGAAGTTATTGAAGAAGAAGATGAAGAAGAGAATAGGAGGTTTAATGAGCGCAATAGAAACAGGTAAGTACATAGTCACCTTTTTTGACAATAGAGGCGGTAAGTTAAGGGATATTGAGGAAATAGGTGATAGAATTGTTGATTGTAGAAAATTAGGTGCTTTGGTTGTTAGTTTGAAAAATAACAATGCTGTCTCTTTTTACATTGACAGAAGGATTTTTAATAGCTTAGATATAAAAGGAGCTGAATTTTAAAGGTGGAGTTTTTTGATACATAGTGCATTATTAACAATAACAACAGTAGTAGTTTTCGGAATGTGGATTTTTTTACTATCATTGGGAGCGAGTTTTTTGAGCAACGCTCAAAAAATGAAGTGAGGAAACTTAGGAGAGATAAAATGAAATTAAATAACGGGAGTGAGCTTTGTGAGCGCAGCGAAGAAAGCGAAACGATGGATGATTGTATAAAAAAGCTAGGATGATTGTATAAAAAAGGCAGGATGATTGTATAAAAAAGCTAGGATGATTGTATAAAAAAGGCAGGATGTACTCATTGACATATCATTTAACCTTAGTATTAGTCGATTAGCAGGGTTTAAAAAGATGCCTAGGGCGTTGGCAGCTAATAATTTTGTTTTAGCCGCTAGTGAGCTTCTAGATAGCATAATGCTAGGGAGATGATTGAAGGGTATGGGTGACCTAATGCTATAGATGAGCGCAGCGAAAAAATTGAAGTGAAGAGAAGTTGAATGTGCTAATATTGATTTTTATTATGAAGCGATTGACTTTGGTAAAGTGATTACGAAAGGATAAACATGGACAATCATTGCCTACAGCGAATAGCTATTCTAGAGACCAAGCAAACAAGGCTTATTGAGTTAATAGAAGAGCATGAAGAAAGAGAAGAAAGTTCCCTTAAAAAAAATCAGAAGATGCTACAGGATATTTTATCCGAACAGGCAAAGATGAGAAATTTTTGGGGAGGTGTTGTTTTTACAGTGACCGCTTTTGGTTCAGGTGCTGTTTTGGCATTTAATGTGTTTTTTAAGGAATAAGATTAAATGGGAGTAATGGATGGCTAAGAATTATAATAAAATTGACTTAATAGCTGATCATAAGACTGGTGCATATACGCAAAGGGAACTAGCGTCTAAATACATGATTTCAAAAACTATGGTCACTAAAGTGACCAAGGGCATAACCCACGAAAACAAAGAGTTGGTGAGGGATATAATCAACCAAGAGAACGAACTACTTTTTAAAAGTGACCAAGAAGTGACCAGCATCCAAAATATAGTGTCCAAAGAGACCAGAGAGTTCGCTAAATTCAAGGCTCAATTAGAGATTTTAAGCGACAAAGCGATGCAAAAAGCCTCTGATTTATTAGACCAATCATCTTATGGAGCAGACTACAAAGCAATCATGGACGGAATAGACAAACACTCGATCACAATGGGATACAGTGAACGATTCAATAAAAATGCAGGCATAAACAACATAAACGCCCAACAAAACACATCAGCAGAAACCTTGTCACGAGTGATTAAGAACTTACCTGACTAAGCTGCCAGCCCTTGCATGATCAGAATTGATTAGCCAAAATTTTTTTCAAGGGTGAGATGGAAAAAGTTGATTTGCTCGCCAAGGGTGAGATGGCGAGAGTTGATTTCGCTTCCAGGGGTGAGATGGAAAAAGTTGTTTTCTAGGAAGGGTGAGATGGAAAAAGTTGAATTTTTCCAGAAAAAAATTCTGAAAAAAAAATTCTGAAAAAAAATTATTCTAATATTCTAATATTCTAATATTCTAATATGCTAATATTCTAATATTCTAATAT